TTACGATCCCAAGACTTCTGTAGCTATCCCCACGTATGTCGTCAAGACTACTGGTGATCGCTTCTTCATTCCTGCATACCCTGATCCTCATGTTAAGGCTGGTGATCTTACCAGCTGTAAAGCGCTGAGCCCTAAGGGTGTAGAGCAAGTCGCAGTCTAACTGCGGTGGAGTAAGGCACCTCAGTGTCGGACCTTACTCCTATTGGCTTAGGCCGACTACGGTCGATACCCTTTGCCATTGACAGTTCGGAGAGACGAACAAACAACAACAAACAATGAATGCCAATGAATCACTTCGTTGGAGTTCCTAAGCGCTTAGGGAGAACGTAAACAACTCTCTCTTTTTCTAACAATGGCTAATACCCTTCAATCGCCTTTTGGCGTTGTCAATAAGGCTGTCGCTGACACCGACAAGTCTCGTGTATATGATACTAAGTACGCAACGTACCTCAAGCTGTTCAGCGGTGAGCTGTTCAAGGCTTATGAAGCTGCTTGTATCGCAAAAGGTACTGTGCAGAACCGTACCCTCAAGAACGGCAAGTCTCTGCAGTTCATCTTCACTGGCCGTATGACGGCTAACTACCACACCGTTGGTACCCCTATCCTCGGTAGTGGTGATCCGCCTGTGGCTGAGAAGACCATCGTCTGTGACGACCTGCTGGTTTCCAGCGCCTTTGTCTATGACCTGGATGAGACCCTTGCCCACTACAGCCTGCGTGGCGAGATCGCTAAGAAGATCGGTTATGCCCTTGCTGAGGCATACGATAAGAAGATCTTCCGCACCATCGCTAAGGCTGCTCGTGAAGCTCACCCCATCAGTGCTGCCCCTGGTCCTGAGCCTGGTGGTTCTATCATCAAGCTGGGTGTTGGTAATGAGCTGAGTGCTCAGCATATTGTGGATGCTTTCTTTGAAGCTGCTGCGATTCTCGATGAGAAGAACCTGCCCAAGCAGGGTCGTACTGCTGTGCTGACCCCGCGTCAGTACTATGCTCTGGTGAGCCAGGTGGATACCAACATCCTCAACCGTGACTTTGGTAACACTCAGGGTAATCTGAACAGTGGTGAAGGTCTCTATGAGATCGCTGGTATCTCCATCCGCAAGTCCAACAACCTGCCGTTCAAAGCTGGTACCATCGCTAAGGTGTCCGGTGAGAACAACGACTACTCTGGCGACTTCTCCGCTCACTGCGGTCTGATCTACCAGAAGGATGCTGCTGGTGTGGTCGAGGCTATCGGTCCCCAAGTGCAAACCACCTCTGGTGATGTGTCGGTCATGTATCAGGGCGACATCATCGTTGGTCGTCTGGCAATGGGTGTGGGTACTCTGAACCCCGCCGCTGCTATTGAACTGCAAGCAGCCTGAGGTAGTTAATCATGACTGCATCTGGTGGTGCTCCGATCCCCGATCCTACTTCACTTCCTGCGGTAGCTGGTCGCACTGTTGCTGTAGTAACTGTCCCCCGTCGTAATAGCGATGCAGGGGTGGCTCCCTACTCCATTAAGAGTGAGACCTATGATCCCCGTTCATCCAAATACTGAGAATAATCATGCCTGCTAACGTTTCTGTTGAGAAGGGCACTACTGCTGCGCCTACTGGTGTCTGCAGTACTGCTACCCGTCGTTCCGTTGCCCGTACCCGCCGTGCATTTGGTGGTACCGCTGTTGCTGCTTCGACCGTTGTGTCGGAGAGCAAAGGTATCCGTAACTATGCTGGTGGCGTAGAGTGCAACCTTCCTGCTATTCCGTAAAGTAGTAACACCTGGGGAGGCCTTAACTGGTCTCCCTTTTTTTAACACACATATAACACTATTGTTATGCCGTTTCCCACAAGCTATGCGGACACCGAACTGGCCGCTGTAAATCAGATCCTGTCAGCTGTGGGTCAGGCCCCAGTCACTGAGCTGGATCAAGCCAACCCTGAGATCTCTATTGCATACGATACCCTCATCAAGTGCTCTCGTGAATGTCAGTCTGAAGGTTGGACGTTTAATACTGAATACAACTACCCGCTACACCCCAACAGCAACAAAGAGATTCCACTAGCAGACAATATGCTACGTGTTGAGCTATCCCAGAATACACTTGCAAATGATGGTAAGCATGTTGTACGGAGAGATGGGAAGCTGTATGAGACTGTTGCTCACACCTACCTCTGGAAAGATATTGATACCATTGAATGCGATATTGTCTGGTGGTTTGATTGGAAAGACCTTCCTGTACCATTCCGTGACTACATCGTAGCCAGGGCTTCTACACTGACTGCCCTGAAGGTTGTTGGAGATGAGGGTCAATACAAGCTGCTGTATGAGCGAGAAGCCCTAGCTCGTGCAACCATCGTGGAGTATGAATGTAACCAAGGCAACTACACCATGTTTGGTTTTGCTAGAGGTGATCAGAACTATGTCAGCTATCAACCGTTCCATACGCTTAGCCGCTAATGACAGCAATCTCCCAACGAACTCCTAACTTCCTTGGAGGTGTATCACAGCAGGTTGATGAGCGCCTCTTCCCTGGTCAAGTAAGGCAAGCATTGAATGCCTACCCCGACCCTGCATATGGTCTTACAAAGAGGGCTGGTGGTCGTCTGATTGCTGCCCTCAAAGACGCTAGTGGAGTTAACATTCCAGCTAATACATACGCTAACGCTTCTTGGTTCTCAATCTTCCGAGACGAGCAAGAGAAGTACATGGGGAATGTCAATGCTGGTCAGGTAAACATCTGGAGCATCCTTGATGGTAGTCGTAAGACTGTCACCATGAGTGGCTCAGCAGCTGCATACATCCAAGCAGCTGATTGGAGGGACCTTAACTTCCTGACGGTCAATGACTACACCTTCATTACCAACGACAAGGTTGTTGTCAAGGCACTAGCTGCTCCTCCGTACACAGCTGGTACAAACGCGACCATACGTCTGCTTGAAGTAGCATACAGTGCGCTGTATACTGTGACTATTGATGGTAAGGGTTACACCTACCAAACCAGAAATGCTGATGACAATGTTGGTGCATCAGACCCACCAAAGGAACTACTCAACGCAGATGATATCCTCAATGCTCTGAAGACAGCCATAGCAGGTGGTGGCTATACTGTCACACGTACAGGTACTTCGCTTGAAATCTCCAGCACTGCAGCAATCAAAGTAACTGCTAAGGGTGGTCAGAGTGGAGCATCACTTGTTGCTTACCAAGGCAGCGTAGATAACATTGCAAAGCTCTCTGCTGAAAGTGTACAGGGTAGGGTTGTAGAGATCACTAACTCTTCAGCACTAGCCTCTAGCTACTACGTCAAGTTCTTTGCTAATGATGGGGTCAGTGGTCCTGGGTACTGGGAAGAAACAATCAAGCCTGGGATAAGCACTGGTCTAGATCCAGCTACCATGCCACATGAGTTAGTGCGTAACGCTGATGGAACATTCACCGTTAGACCTATCACATGGGAACCTAGACTTGTTGGTGATGATGAATCTAACTCTCAGCCAAGTTTTGTAGGACACACAATCCGCCATCCATTCTTCTTTAATAACCGACTTGGGTTCCTTAGTGAAGACAATGTGGTGATGAGCCAGGCTGGTGAGTACTTCAACTTTTACTTTACAACTGCTACTACGCTTGTTGCCGCTGACCCTATCGATATCAGCTGTTCAAGTGTTAAGCCTGCTGTGCTCCATGCAGTGGTACCTACAACCCAGGGTCTATTGTTATTCAGCCAGAATCAGCAGTTTATGATGGGAGCAGATAACAACATCTGGTCTCCTACTACGACTACAATCAAGACAATCTCTAACTTTGAATGTGATCCTCTAGTACACCCATCAGATCTTGGAACTACTGTAGTCTTCACTTCAAAGAACCCTAGCTACACCCGTCTCTTTGAGATGATGACTAGAGGTCAGGAAGAGAACCCACAGGTAATCGATCAGGCACGTATTGTTAGTGAGTGGATACCTGCTGGTCAGGACCAACTTGTAACTAGCCCACAGAACTCGATTGTAAGCCTAGCACGTAGGACAAGCAACACGCTCTATATGTGGCGTTTCTTGGAAATGAATGATAAGCGAGAGATGACTGCTTGGGTTCAATGGGATCTGGTTGGAAACGTACAGCATCATGCTATCAATGCTGATGTTATGGTAGCTGTTACCGAGCAGTCTGACTCGTATGTTCTACAGGACTTCGATCTAACCCAGAGTCCATCTGCATCTGGTCTTATCAGTACCTCTGGTGTTAAGACTGATCCTTGTCTGGATATGTGGTCAGCCGTAAAAGGAACCTATGATGCTGTAACAAAGAAGACTACTTACCGTCTGCCATTCAAGTATGAGAAGGGTAAGACGATCTGCCTTGTTACTGGTAGCCCCACAACGATGACCTATACAGAGTCTGGATACATATCCTTCCCCACTGTATTGACTGACGTAGCCGGTTCCTATATCGAACTGAAAGGTAACCTAACCAAGACCACTACATTCATTGGCTATACCTTTGACTTTGAGGTAACCCTGCCAAACATTTACTACAGGCAAGAGGATGCCAATATCTTTCCTTCGTCGTTCATCATCTCTCGTATGAAGATCTACGCAGGGTTAGGAGGTAACCTTAACTTCTCGATTAAGGCAAGGGGTAGGTCAGAGTGGAAGGAAGCGTCAGTTGTTAAAGCAGCTGACTTCTACCAAGCTAACGATACTCCTATCAACTCACAGCATGTCTACACAATTCCTATTATGCAAAGATCAGAGAACTTTATATTGAAGCTTAGCTCTAACCTGCCGTTCCCTGTCAGCCTTGTGTCGATGGTGTGTGAAGGTCAGTATTCCAGCCGCTTCTATCAGCGGAGGTAAGGTATGGGTTTATTCGATTTCATTACCGCAAGATCGGAAGCGATAGCTGCAAACAGACAAACAGAAAAGGTCGATGAGTTCAATCTAGACACATGGAAGTTCAACAATAGGGAAGCAATCAGGGACTATAATCACACGCTGAAAGGTAATGCTATACGGCGTGGTAATATCGAAGCGGAGGCTGCCTATACTGACGCAACTAATCAGCAGAATTATCGCTACCAGCTAGCGATTGCTGATGCTCAGGATAGGATGAATGCTGCGGCTTATAGTAAGTCACTGCAGACATATGGTCTACAGCGTAGCTTCAATAACCAAGCTGCTGCTAGTGCCTATGCGTCTGAGACCAGGAAGCTCCAGGAGGCCGTCACAGAGATGTCCTTCCAGAACCAAGACATTACCATCCAAGCACTGCAAGAAGCCGGTACAGCCCAAGCTAGGGGTGCCTCAGGGCGTTCTGCAGGTAAGGAGCTTCATGCTGTCCTAGCACAAGCAGGTCGTAATCAAGCGATCCTTGCTGAGAGTCTATCTAGTGCTGATGCTAACTTCCGTCAGGCTAACGAGAAGATTCGTACAGATAAATACGGAGCAGATATCAATGCTTGGGGTAACCTTATGGTTAAGCCTATTGCAGCTGCTCGTCCAGAAGCGCCGCTTGCTACACCGAGGGCTGTGATACAGGATCCCAGGAGACCGAGGAAACCGCCGAAGCCAGTCAAAGGTGCAAAGGTGGATGTCGGTATGGCGACGCTTGGTGGCATTGTTAGCTCTGTAGAATCAGCAGTTAGTATGGCGACAGTATTCTCATAATAACTACTATTACTAAACATGAACCAAATAGGATATCGTGGGTACGCCCAGAGCCTAGGGTTCGATCCGATTAAAGCTCCAGACCTGGCAAAGAAAGAACTGGAAAGGGGACAGCAAGAGATCAACAATCTCAAGCAGTCTGCTGACTGGAATAATCAGAATCGCCAGCAGTATGCAGATGCACTTTCAAGGAAGAACGCATTAGAAGCTACAAATCGTGATCAGAACTATCAACTAGAGAAAGATTGGAGAAAGGGCTATCAAGAAGCTGTCATGCGTAACA